CGGAATAGCTCCGTCGTATCAATATCAGAATTCTCTCCGACCCACTTACGAATAGTCCCGAAGTTCTTATCGCGCATGAACCCAATGAGCTTTTTGAAAGACTCTTCACTTACATTTACTAGAATACCAGAGTCGATCTTGCCCGTAGCAGAATACCGCTGAAGTTCATTGAGCACTCGTCGAGCATCAGGAAAATACTTAATGATTACTGCGGCTACTGCTTCTTTTTCAAACTCAATATTTTCTTCGGTCAGAATCATACGAATACGCTTCATGAATTGAGAAGCTAGATCTGGAATATCTGACTTATTAATCTTAAAGTCTACGACCGAACACCTAGAATGTAGGGGATCAATGATTCGATTCTTAAAGTTACAAGTTAGAATAAACCCACAATTCTTTGAATACTCTTCCATAAAATTACGGAGAGCCGGCTGAGTAGAGTTTGCATTCAGATAGTCGGCCTCGTCTAGAATGACATACTTTCGACCGCCAGTAAATGAGACGCTCGATGCAAAGTTTTGAATTGTAGTACGAAGAGTATCGATATTTCCATTCATTGATCCATTGATTACGATATAATCGCACTCAAGTTCTTCTAGCATGGCTCGAGCCACAGTAGTCTTACCTACTCCAGCTCCGCCGGTCAGCAGAAGATTAGGAATATTCTTTTGATCGATAAATTGTTGGAAGGTCTTCTTGAGACCTTCGGGTAGAATTGTATCAGCAATAGTCTTTGGCCGATACTTTTCTACCCAAAGGAATTGATCATGATTCATAATATAAACTCCACATTATCATAATATAACATCACTATTCATTATAACATTAGTACTGTTAATGTCAACTACTTTACTCTATCTTTCCAAGTTTTTCTAACTTTATCTTTAACTTTATCTGGAAGTGGAATATAATTTAGAGATAAAGCACTTTGATCTCCATTTTTATATGCATAGTCAAAGAAATTTAAGATAGCAGTATTCTTTGAATTTTTTTCATGTACCAGAATGAATGTAGCAGCTGTTATAGGCCAAGTAGTAGAACCACTCTGATCAATTAATAGTAGATAATAACCAGGAGCATGATCCCAATCGGCTTTTGCTGCGGCAGCTGAGAAATTTTGAATTGATGGCTGAACAAATTTTCCATCTTTATTCTGTAGTTGTGTATATGTTATATTATTCTGCTTAGCATATGCATATTCAACATATCCAATGGATCCAATAGTTGATTTAACAAATGCGGCTACTCCATCGTTACCTTTACCGCCTTGACCTACTGGCCAAGAAACTGCATCGTTGACTCCAACTTGTTTAGCCCAATCTGGGCTCTTCATAGCTAAATAGTTAGTAAACACAAATGTAGTTCCAGATCCATCTGATCTATGAACTACTGTTATAGGAAGATTCGGAAGTTTTATACCTGGATTAATAGAAGAGATTTCTGTATCATTCCACTTCTTGACCTTGCCAAGATATATATCAGCTAAAACCAATCCAGTCAGCTTAAGCTGTCCTGCTGAAATTCCAGGAACATTTAATATTGGAACAATTCCACCGATGACTGTAGGAAATTGAATTAATGCGTATCTAGATAATTCATCTGCAGTTAGAGGCTTATCTGTAGCTCCAAAATCTACTGTATTAGCTTCAATCTGTTTAATTCCGCCACCAGAACCGATGGGCTGATAATTAATTTCATTTCCCGTTTTAGACTTATATTCAATGGCCCACTTAGAATAAATTGGTGCCGGAAATGTTGCTCCAGCACCATTAATTGGTTCTGCCATTGCTGATGTAGAAATTACAAACATGGATAGTGTTGCACTAAGTATTTGCTTAATCATTCATATCTCCAAATTAAATTAATTTGACTCGTTTGAGTCATCATTATTTAAATGCAAAAACTTAATTGTCACAAAAAATTATTATGCGTAGGTAGATTGATCTACGCTTGGAGTTCTTGCTTCTTCATGAATGACTTCATCTTCATCATTGAATAATTTGATGTTATGATAGTCTACAGTAGGAAAAGCTTTTAATTTATTTAGTCTATGCATGGCGGCTTGATAAGTATCAAACTCTAGTTCATACACTTGTAAATTACTATCCTTCCAGTAGTGCAATCTTATTCTATGTTTCTTTTTCATGTTTTTATCCAGTAAAGTACTTTATCCAGATTTGTTTAGTCTTATCGCGATATCGATCGAGACCATATCTATTTATTAATAAATTTATTTTAGTCATATGATACGCTCTATCGAGAGCTTTAGCGATACCATCACAGTCTTGTGCCTCTGCAGAAAATAGACTGGACATCCACGGTATTTCATCGTGATCACCTACTAATGGAACACCCTGACTTATGAAGTCAGCTCCGACAATATTAAATGTCTCAGAAAAACTAACTTGCATTCCGACATCCATCTTTCCACACAACTTCAAGAATTCTTCTCGAGGAGTCCATGTATGTAAGACTAATCGGTGACCTCTATCGTAGAGATTTTCAAACATACCTCTAAGATTATGCATGACTGGGTCGCCCTTATTCTCGACCCTTCCACCATTGATATGGAATCTAAGCTTCTTATCGTTCTTTTGAGCAAATTTTAGAGCGGCCACTGCCTGAAGAAGATGATTTTTAAGTGGACGAACAGCTCCAAAGCAACCGACATCTACATAATATTTCTTCCGATTAAACTTCTTATCTCTATATTCTTTAGGATAAGAATTTGGTAGATATATGACTTTCTTTTCTACGTGCTCTCGAATCATAGAATTTCTAGTCTGAATATAAGTTCTGACTTCTTCCAGCATTCTAGGTGCGTTTGGAGCTAGAACGACATTCTTATAAGAGCTGTAACCACCCATCCAATCCATGGCCATACCCTCATTTGCCATGAATGGCATCTCGCTATGTATTCTGACAATCCATTTTACATTTGGATGCAGCTTACATAGAACAGAGAACTTTGATGGAACGACCCAAAAAGCCTCGATGATGACATACTTTGGTCTATGCTTAGTGACTAGTCTATCGATACAGTTGTTATCTACAGCGATTTCTAACTCAGAAGATATACCAGATTCATTTAGCATATCTACCATAAACTTTGCAGAGTTGTATAGGCCGGTACTAAGACCTCGAGCGCTGTGAATAACTGCGCTGTAGTCTTCTCTCCTTTTTAGGATAAACAGTATGTCGACCTTTTTTCTCATAATTTATCTCACATATGCATTTTAGATATTTATCTTACAAATAATAATGTCATAAAAAATTATTGTGGCGGAGAGGGAGGGATTCGAACCCCCGCTGGGCTCATCACCCAGATCGGTTTTCAAGACCGCTGCATTCAGCCGCTCTGCCACCTCTCCTGTAGCTAGTGTAGTTTAAAGCCCACCTGCTTTTCTAGATCTTCAATTGCAATTGGCTTAGTCGACTTATTTTCTTTAATGTTGTCTGCTTCAAAAGCCTTGATCGATCCGTCCTTTAGGTAGACAACCTTATATAGAGCTACTGGAACCGGAACCTTGTGCTTACCGATCGTGGTGTTATAGTCTTTATACACGGCGCCGGTAAGAACGTTCTTGCTATCCATATCTCTGACTGCTACTTCTAGAAGTCTCCAAGCGACTCGATTGACGTTTGGATACTGCGGAGTCATATTAGTCATAAAGAAAGTCTCTGACATCTGAGTTGGATTACTTGAGTCGGCAGCGGGAACCATATGGCCGCGATCAAATCCAGTACTAGTATAGTCGTCAGGAGTCGGAGAATTAGCTACAGCTGGATCTGGTCTAAACGCATCTACCCGCGCAGTCTTTGAATCCTTGGGCTGTGTAAGTTCTGTTGAAAACACATTGGCTTCATGTGCGGTATCATATACCGACGCATAGAATGAATGGCAGATGACTTGCGTTCCTGGAACTACAATTTCTTTACCATTAGGAAAGAATTGATCGCATTGAGAAGCAAATGCCGAGACTGGAAATAGTACTAGAGATAGTACAAATAGTAGTTTCTTCATATTATATCCTTTATTAAATGGCTCGGGCGGTAGGATTCGAACCTACAACCGTTCGGTTAACAGCCGAAAGCTCTACCATTGAGCTACACCCGAATATTTATTAGTTGTTAGATTCAGTTGCGACCCAGTAAGTAAGATTTTCTGATTCAAACTGAGAAATTCCAACTGAAGTTAGAGATACCTTGTACTCAGCTGGAATAAGCTTCATGTTCTCTGGTCTAAAGATGACTCTAAAGTCCTTCTCACATTCACCGACATCTAGACTGAACACATCGGCAGTAGAATTCTTACTGTCTACTGCTCTAATAGAGATGATACCATCTTCACCGACGATCGCGATCTCAGGCATCTGTAGAACAGAGCCGGCTCTAGAGATAGTTGAGAGTTGCTCACTGGTAATAGTGAACTCTACCTCTGCATCAGGAAAGTTGATATTCTTAGTCGGAGGAGTTACCATCATACTTGGATCTGCATACGTATAGTTGACACGCTGCTTACCAGAAGAGATTGTAACATACTTATCTCTGAAGTCAAAATCAGGATCAGAGAACAATGATACAGTTCCTAGAAATCTAGGTAGTTCATAGATAGCAAATTCTTGCTCAAAGTTTTCGGTCACGGTCGCCTGAGCAAATATTGCCTTTTGAGGCGATACAGTCTTAAGTACGCTGCCTGGACGAACCAGAATAGACTGATTGATCGTTGAAAAGTTCTTAAGAATTTGAATAGTACGTTCACTTAGCTTCATTTTATTACCTTTATGTCATAGAAATGCATGATTAATAGTACATATATGTCATAATAACATATGAGTTATTAATCTTTTAGATATTATAACTCATATGTTATAAATGTCAACTACTTCTTCTTGCCGAGCTTGCTTGGATCGACTGTGGCAGAAGCTCCAACTGCGGCTAGATCTGCTAGAGATCCACCAAAGATATAAGATCCGACGTGTTGGAGTTGAATCCACGGGCATAGCCAAACCTTTAGACCGGCGCGCCGAGCCATCTGGCAGAACATATAGTCTTCTGATAGGTAGCGTCCCGTGAATTGGTTACCGTTTGCACTGACCTTTGGATCATCGATGAATGCGATGACTTCTTCAGACGTGGCATTAGGATTCTTTTCAAAGAATTCACGAATTTCATCGCGCATGTACATGTACTTATTATCGATTAGAGCGTCGAAATAGGCAAGGATCTCACGTGAACCATCAAATGCCGCGGTACGCACATGATCTGGACGATAAGATAGTTCCGGATACTTATCGGCGTACTTCTGTAGAGCTGACTTACGAATCATCATGAACCCGGTACCAGACTCAAGTACTTCTACCGGTTCACCAAGAGGAATTTCTGTACGACCACCGGCTGGATTAAAGACGTAGTCGCCGACATACTTTTCTAGAACATTTGGATCTTCATCGGCTACACCCTTATCGACTGCGGCCTTTACCTTTTCCCATGAGATACACTTCTTGGGATATGGACCGCATAGAATATCGTATTCTGATTCATCGCTCATCAACGCCAGCATGACGATGATATCTTGAGCGTTGAACCCGATGTCTGAGTCGATGAAAAGCATATGAGTGCAGTCTGAGCGCATAAACTCGTCTACACAATAGTTACGAGCTCTAGTGATTAGAGACTCGTTGAATAGATAGTAGTATCGAAGTTCAATACCATGGTGCACCGCGGCGGCCGCTAGGTCGTTTGTAGAACGACAGAACATTCCGGCGCATTGTCCACCATACATTGGAGCCGCGACGAATAACTTGCGCTTTCGCAGCTCTTGAATGTCAATCTTAATTTCCATTATTATTATCCTTTTTATACTGTAGATCGTGCACGTGCAACTGCATAATTGCGTAGTGAATGACTTTCATCATGTCTTTACGCCAGTCTTCTGGAGTTCCTTTATGACTATATCGCTGCGCGTATTTTAGAATGTTTCCTACACAGAATCCAGTACCATGGCCACCATCAATGATGAATTCAGTAGCTTGATACTTGTTCTGAGAATAGTGTTGATCATAAGTAGCGTTGATGTACTCAGTGATCTCTTGAAGAGTTTTATCTTCGTTATATTTATAATTGATCATGCAAAAAATGTCTCTAATGAAGCTGAATCTTTTACTATTTCTAACTTTTGTGTTCCATTATATTGGAATGTAAGAGTTGAATCAATCATCTCTCGATTACCGGCTAGATATTCTCTAACCTCTGTAGCCATATCGACTGCAGTAGGAACCGGAACATTCTGGCAGATATGATTAGCGCTCTTCTCTGGGTCAAGAAGAATAAAATCTAGTGGCATGCCCATGATCGCCAGCGCTTCTCTATAAGTTATATAGCGATCTTCTACTGGATGCGTAAGCATTGTTGGATAGTGACCCACAAACGCTCCGATATAGTCCTTAGGAATGATAGTGCCACGCCTCATGATACTCTGACCGGAGTTTAGTTTATCATACCGATACTTACATCTTTGAACTTCACGTTCATATCCCATCTTCTCCATCCATTCAGCGACTTGAAGATAGTTATATCCCATCTTCTCAATATATCCGCTTACGTCGTTTCCACGAGCGCTGGTCGGAGGAACTTGCTTTGCAAATTCTGCATGAGTTATACCGCCATGAATTTCTTCCAGTACAAATCTATAGTATGGATCGTCTTTAGACGGCGTCTTTTTATTAATCGGAGTCTGTAGACTATTGGTATCTTTAACTGATAGAATCGTATCTTCAATAGACATATACGGTCTATTGTAGTAATTTAGAATTGGAGTCTTATCTCCTCGCCAAAAGAAATAGAAAGATCTTTCACGAACTTGTGGTACGCCATGAAGCATACTCTTAGTTCTATAGATTGTCATGCTGTATCCATTATCACGACCAATCTTATAGAGTTGTTCACGAATATTCTTTCCAATTTTACCGGCCAAACCTGGAGCGTTTTCTCCCCATAGTACTTCTGGCTTAAGCTCACCGAGAACGTACTCGGTAGTCTGAATCATCCACTTATTGTTTTCATTATGATCTCCATAACCTTGGCTGAGCATGGATAGACCAGCACATGGACATACAGAAGATACTACATCGACTTTTTGATCTGGAATAGCTCCTTTATCTAGAACATAGTATGGAACTTCTAGATCATAGTAATGGAGCAAATGCTTATCATTCGCATAGAATGGACTATATGACATGATATAGTCCGGGCGCTGACCAAATACTCTCTCAGATGCTATAGTCTCTCCGCCGATGAGTGGTACGATAGAAGCGTGCTTCATTTAACTCTCCAAGATCTTTGTAAGTTCAGCACGCTCGACCGACTTATCTAGTGGATGATTGTCATATAGACATTCTTTTTGTTGAGCGGCTAGAGCCGTAAGTTGACTGACATCCATGCTCTCAATTTCAGAGATCTTTAGACCGACAAATGCTTCTCCATAGACCGAGCCCTCAGTGTCTTCACAGTATAGAATAGACTCAGCGTCTACGGTCTGTTGTACACGAGATCTCCACCAACCAGATCCAGCATGATAGTACGCAGGCATTAGACATCCCCAATTAGAGTTGTATACCTTGCACATCTCTGGTTCAGTAACTCTACTACTCTTATGTTCACCTCTACGTGCACCATATGTAATGACTTCCCAAGATGGATTTTGATTCTTTAGCCACTTAGATGTCTTATTTTGAATTAGAGATGAAAATACCCAAGCACGAGCTTTATCTTGTGGTTCAACCGTATCTACTCCAAAGAATGAGTTTAGACCACTCTCTTCTCCATAATTATTTTCTGGTCTACGATTTAGATTATATGGATTCGGATTGAAGCTAAAGATTCTATCAGAACTCCAACCCGTATTAAGCTTAGACAGATCTCCTCCAGA